ATCTGTGGAAGATTCTGACCAATTGACGCTACAAAACGCACGATTGTAGTCGCTGCAGCCTGAGCAATCTGTGGCAAATTATTTATGATGCCATTTACAAGTTTCAGCAGCAATGATGCACCTGCACTCAAAACAGTCGGAAACATAGAAATAATTGTGTTGGCAAAATATGTAATAACATTGCCCGCCATCGTTATTACTTGCGGTAAATTTTGCAAGATTCCATTCACAATGTTTGTTATGAAATCCACACCCTTCTGCAACAAGATCGGGAGTTGCTCCTGGATTCCGATATTAAACTGATCCATAAGCTGCATTGCGCTCTGATAAAGAGTCGGTATTCCTGTTGTGATTCCGCTTGCAATTTGCGGAATCAGTCCAGACACTGCAGCAAACAGTTGTGGACCGAGTGCCGTTACAAATGTAACGATTGCTGATGGAAGTGCAGATATAACATTCCATACTGCCGGAAGCAGATTTCCAACTGCAAAGGTTATGATCGTATTCGCCAGTTCATTAAGTGCCGGTCCTACATCCATTCCCAGAGCAATTTCTCCCATTACATTTTTAGCCGCTGCTTTCATCTGGTTGAACGATCCAGATATAGTCGTTGCCGCTTCTTTTGCTGTCGTTCCGGTAATATCCAATTGTCCCTGGATCACATGGATTGCACTGTAAACATCTGCCAGATTATCAATGTTGTATTCCACGCCACTGATCTTCTGTGCATCTGCCAGAAGACGTTCCATCTCCGACTTCGTACCACCATATCCAAGCTTCAGGTTGTCCAGCATTGTATAGTTTTGTTTGGCAAATCCCTGATATGCATTTTTGATGTCTTCCATATTGGTTCCCATCTTATTTGCATTATCAGACATGTCTACCATTGCCATATCCGCAATATCTGCAGCTTTAGACGTATCGTTTGAAAGAGAACTAAGAAGACTCGCAGAAAAGCTTGTAGTGAGTTCCATGTAGTCATTTGCACTCATTCCTGCTGTTTGGTAAGCTTTTGCCGCATTTACTTTCACTTTATCGGCAGAATCTTTAAATAATGTTTCAATTCCACCAAGACTCTGTTCGAGTGCTGCGCCTTCACTGATGCTTGCTGACAGAGCTTTCCCGATTGCTGCTGCGGCAATAACCTTTTTGATCATGCCAACCATTTTCCCGCCGAAAGAACTTCCAGCTGAGTCTGCTTCCGGCTCTATTTCTTTTTGAATTCTCCTTGTATTCCTTCGGCGGACGGTATGATCTGCACATATGCCTTTGCAAGTTCTGTAGCCATCTTATTCCTCCTTTCCCGTCAATCTTGCCCATTCTCTGTCGAAATCTTCTCCGGAATCAAACGTCTGAATTTCTTTGGATTTTTCCGTTCCATCACCTATGATCATTCCAAGCAATGACTTCGGACGGTTTATCCCAGTCGCTCCATCCTCGGATTGTAACCAGGCGGTCGTACGTGTTCCATCCGCAATAGCTGCCATAAGAATTTGTTCCGGTATAGGATCTATCCCTGCCATTTTCATTTTGATTCTTGAATTCTCCCTCAACCCACAAGAAAAAGCCGCTACCATTCTACACGGCAACGACTTATAATCATAAATGTGATATGTTTCTGCAAGATCGCACAAAAGTGCGTCCTTGTCAAGATTAAGCATGTAGGCGAGGATTAAGAGTTTTTTCCTGCTTTTGCATTTTTGAAAATTTCCTCTATTTCGATCATCATTTTCGACATTGGAACCCTTCCATTTTCTGTCCGCAAATGTTCTTTTAAGCGCTCCTTCTGTTCTGCACCAATCAGACGATTCATCACACTGCTCATTTTCGACATATTTCCTGCATCCATTTCGTCACAGATCTTCAAGGAGCTCATAATCATCTAATGCTTCCTCATTTAACTCATACTCAAAACCGCTGCTTGTTTTTCCCTTCATTATTTCTTCGTCCCCTTAATATATTCGTAATGTGTCTGTCCTTCTGCGTCCGGTACTGCTGATAACGTTGTCTCATATCCAATCGCATCATTATCCTTGTATACGATGTCTCCGACTTCCGTAATGCTTGCACATGGAATAGTAATACGCTTCACCGCGTCTTTCAGAATCATATCCACAACCCAAGCATTCTGTTCCGCTTCATCTGCATTTACTTTTACCGTAATCCCTTCTTTAAGTGTTCCGGTAACATTATCATCTCCGTAAACACTCTTCAGAACTTCTACATTCAATGCTTCAATCATCGTAAACTTAAAATTATCTTTCTTACTGGTCTGCATATTCAATACAGTATCGCCGCCCCAAGCATTTTTGTTGTCAGTTTCCGGGCTATTAGAATTGGTAAGTCCATCCTCTGAGCAATATCCAAGTGACTTAAATGCTGCATCTAATGCTGTAGTTGCATCTGTCGGCAATGTTGTTCCGAGCGGTGCTCTAAAAATCGCACCACCTACTTTCGGCTTGCCTGTACTTACATTTTTAGCATCTGACATTTTTATCCTCCTTCATCAGAAATGAACCATATCATATACAGCCTGATACCGATATTTCTTCCTTGTTGTATCCGTATAGTTGTAGTCGCTGTTAAGCTGACATTTACTGATATCATCCATTTCAACAATTTTTTTCATTGCTTCTTTCACTCTCTCATTGAGAGTTGCCGCCCCGTAAAGAGATCCTGAATAAGACTGGATAGCAAGAGTTGCTGATGCAATATGATTTTCTTCGCCAGATCCAGTCTTTTCAATCAGTACATATTCCTCCGGAAGTCCCGGTTCTTCTTCCATCCTTACCGGAATATCAAGCTTGTCTTCCAGATATTCTCTAACCTTTTCCTCGATCATTTTTTTCTACCCATTGCTTTCAGCAAGCTATTGTTGCCGTCGTCTCCATTTATTTTTACAATCGCTCTCGTTTGCGCCACATACGACTCTTTCTCTGCATCTGATGATATTTGATTTGCCTGTTCCAGCAAAATTGCCTGCATCTCTGCAGATTTCATCAGCTCTCTGACACCGGATCGATTTAACTCAACTTTTGTTTTTAGCCATAACGCTCCACCATCCATCTCTGATTCCATCTTCCAGGAATATTTTCTTCAATTCCTTGCTGAGGGAATCCAATCACCCGCCATGATGCGCCAAAAAAATCCACTCTGCAGTCTTGCCAGTCATGCGTATCTCCTTTTGGAATTGCGATATTGTAGACTGCTTTTTTTCCAGTAATATTAAGCATATCCAGCACTTCTGTTGTCGATGCCGGAGCAACCAACACGTCTTCCACGGTCACAGGTGCCTCTGTATATATCGGATGTCCGAATGTATCTGTCCCACTTGCGGTCCGTTCGTAAAGCTTCACCGGTATTCCTTTAATCATTAGCCTCTTCCTCCTGTATCAAATCCGAATATGGATTAAAATAGCCAATTCGATTCCCGACACCAAGGATTTTCTTATCCAATTTAGTCAGATACAATTCGCCGCTTCCATTTGCATTTGTCCAGGTCTGCGAATATACCATTGCTGTCGTAGTTGTCTGTGTCGTTCCAATAGGTACACCTTCTTCTCTGCTTCCGAGCGTCCGAATAACCATGTTGCATGACACTAATTTCTTTGCCTCGTCTGTAGCATTGCGGTTATATGCATCAATGATGATCGCTGCATCCTCTAAGAGTGCCATTACATAATCTGTATCCGAAATATCTGTTCCTTTTCGTTTCCAAATATCCTCTATTGATGCGTATGTCATTGTATCACCTACTTTTTCGCTGTTTGCGTTCTCTTTCTGGTGTTCTTAGCTGATGCCTCTTTCTTTGCTTCGACTGGTTCTTCTATATCTGGAATCTCTGAGTCTTCCGTCGGTTCTTTGAGCTCTTCCACAGGTTCTTCTGTATTTTCAGCTTCTGCAACTCCTGTTTCTGTTTCGCTATCCTCGATCAAATCCTCGGTTTTTTCTTCAATAATCAGCTTAAACATCGTGGAGTCTAACACACCGTCAGACTCCACTACTATTCCAGTTTGTTTGTATAAATATTTCATATTACCCTTCCGCCTTCACGATCTTTGTAAATGCTGCCTGATCCATAATTCCAATTCCGTATGCAATTTCTGCACGGATTGCAATCTGGTTCTGTCTCTGCAGGTCTCCAAGTCCATCCGGATCACCGTATTCGATCAAGTGAGCGCCAATTGATCTCTGCACTCCCCATCTGAACGCATCAAACTGTCCTACGATTCCAAGTAACTTCGTATCTGGTGTGATTTCATTTTTTGCTGAAACTGTATCAGATACTGCCGCAGTCATTCCGGAAAAATTCGTAAGATTCTGTCCGAATCCAATTTCCGGATAAATCTTTCTTCCATCCGCATCCCTCATAGTGGAAAGGCCAAAGGAAAGTGTTGGATCCATTGCAATACCACTCGGTACATAGCCAGACGAGATGATCATTCCTGCTGCCGCCTCGATTGCTTCATCATACTTTGTGCCTGTAAGCTGCACACTCTGTTTTGTGTCAATCAACCCTTCTTTTACAAGGCTTGATACCGTTCCTGTAAGCGGATTGATTTTGTGAATTCCAACAAGATCCAATGCTCTTCCCAGTGCGATTGACGCATTTGACGCCAGATCCTGCAGTACACCGATCTGTACATCTTCGTCTGCCCACTGTACTTCCTGCGAAAATCTCATGGTAACCTGCAGTTTGAACGGATTTACTGTTTTAGAAGCATATGCAGTTGGGGTTGGCGATTTCTGCCCTGCCTCTCCTACGAGTTCTGCTTTCGGTGGCGATGTAAGTACCCACACCTGCTGCTTTCCAAATTTCTGCGGTCTTGCTCCGGATAACTGCGCCAGAGTAGATCCTTTCTGTGCTTTTTCAAAAATCCCCTGCGAAATCTCTGCCGGAATTTCAAAATCTGAACTAATAAGTGCTGCCATATTCTTTATTCTCCTTTACCAAAAATCTGATGTGCAAATTCTCTCATTGCATCATCCGTTGCGTTATACTCTGTTGTCTTTTTTCTGTTCCCCTTAGTCCCCGGATAACTCTTCGGCTTCGCAAATTTCATAATCGCTTCCGCCTGTTTCTTACAAGTTTCCTCATCTTCACCTGTAAGGAGTTCTACCGGCACACCAGTGTCTTTTGCTGCTTTTTCTCTTACCTGTCTTACAGTGTCTTTCTTTTCAAGTGCGCTTAATTTTGCCTGAAGCGCATCGGACTTTTCTTTTTCCTTCTGAAGTTCCGTTTTATTCTGCGCCTGGTACTCATCGTACTTACTTGCCTTTTCTTTCAGGTCATCATAATCTGCATATTTCTGTCTTTCTCTCGCAAGGCGTCCCTCTATGATTGAATCCATTCTGCCTGAGTGAATGTTTTGTCATCTGCCATCTTGTTTCCCTCCTGATTTGAGTGTTTTTAGTTGCCACGTTTAAGGCACGTGTTGCCATAAAAATAAGACGCGTAACCCTGCGCCTTAAAGGAAGATATCTGGATCACCGCCTTCCTACGGTTCGATTCGATCAATGTTATACTCAACAGCACAAGTATGCTCAATTCTGCATCCCCTTGCATCCTGCCATCCTTCCGCAAAATATGCGATATCTGCACCTGCTAAAAGTTCCAGAGATTTTCCAAGAAACCACAGTGGCTTTGCATCTACCGGTGCTTTCTCAAAGAATGAATCAATCACTTCTACCGGTTCTCTCACCAGTTCAGATGCCGCTTCAATTGCTTTGGCTCGTTCTGCTTTGATTTCCTCGTCAGTCTTGCCACGCATCGGCTGGCTGATAAATATTTTTTCATGTCTACCTCCTACTCCTCTGTATGGCATGTATTGGTTAATTTACCGTATACATCTTCGTACAGCTCCTGTTTGTCACCGTTGTAGGTGTACTCCGCATAGATACCATCTCCACTGATTGTGGTAGATGCTAAACACTTGTAATTCTGGAGTGTTTTACAGGACCAAACCACAAATACATTGCTTCGGTCAATCTGTACCTCCGGTCTGTTCTTGTGGTACCATTCAACAAGTTTCTTCTGTGCAACACTCTCAAAGTGCGCCATTCCTGTGATAATCATGTTTTACCTCTTCCTTTCTTAAAAATGAGTATAAAAATACCACCAACCGTTTCCGGTCAGTGGCTTTTAATACCATATTACCGTTTTTTCTTTTGGTGGATTATCCATCTTCGCAATCCGTTTCAGTTCTCGCCTCACGTGTGGTGCTGCAAACATGCTTGCATTTTCATGTTCTACAATCTCTCCATCCGGAATTCGTATTTTCATAAAACCTGCCGGCTCTTTTCCTTCTGGATAGTAATTTGCCGAAATACTATCACTGACTTTTTTTATGTTTTTTAAGATTACCATAATATTCCAGCGCCTCCTTCGGATAATTATATTTTTCCGATGCCAATTCATGTGCTTTTACATGATCTATGCCCGGATTTTCTTGCTTAATTTTCATTTCCAACAACTCATGCTCTATCAAAGTTTTGTCATGAAGTTTAATGTCTTTTCCATTCATCAAGCGTTGCCAGCTCTGTGCAATCGCGCAATCTGGATCAAACTGCCTGCTTTCTCCCGTATCCGGATCTATCAAAGAATCATCTTCAAATAAATATGCCTTAATTTTTCTTATGTCAGATTCTTCCTTACCGAGATTATCTGCTATTTTCTTTGAATCAGTTGAAAAATGTCTAATCTCTTCATAGTACATCTCCGCAAATTCATCAGCTTCTGCACTATTCAGATCTGTGATTCTCGCTCCTGATATCAGTATATCAGACCGCCTCAATTTTTCAAGTTTTTCCGCTTTTTTACTTGCGTATAATTCTCGTTTTCTCGCATTGATCACATCTTTATTCTGTGCATATCGCTTTCTCCGCATTTCATTGATATCCCCGTTGGCATCGTAATATTCTTCCAGATATTTATCCGGATCATAGCCTACCACTGTGCTTTTTCCATCAAACCGGACCGCATACTCACAATCACAATGTGCATGAATGTGTTCAGCATGTCCGTTCCGTAACGCCTTTTTTGACATATACTGCCATCCTCTTGATGCAAGCGTAATGCAGAAGCACAGGTATCTCCATGTGGTACCCAGGCAAACTGCGCCCCGTCACGCTCTGCATTTTTCAGTGTCGTATCTGCACCTACCTGTTTTACAAGCCTTGCAAGCGTTCCGGGAATATTGTTCGGAGACTGCTTTTTTGTTCCTTTTACTGCTTTCGCCACTTCCCCATAGTCTGGGAGATCTGCTACTTCTGCCGTAGGGACTATTACTCCCTGTGCCGCTGCTGTCGCTTCATACATCTGACACGATAATGCACCGATAGCCTGTCCATAGTGTTGTGACAGTGCATAGGCATAGTCCAAAAGTGCTTTATCATTTTCCAGTCCATTCTTTTGAACCCAGGACTGCATCAGATCCGCTGCTTTCTGGCTAATCTGTGACATCTTCGTTATGTATTCCACCCACGCCTTCTCCGTTATCTGCATTTCCAAATTCCTCCGTCAAGATTGCATCGCCCTTTGCTCTCTGCTCCTGCGCTCTGATTCGCCGGATATCCGCCTGATCAAAGCCAATCATTTCAAGGAAAATATCTGTCTGTGCAAATCCTTGTCGCGCTGTCGCAATTTTGAGCGCTGCATCTGTAGTAGATGCCACGCTTGGCATTGCCGGATTCTTAAAATGCGCAATCAACTCATGTGCGTCTTCCGGAAGCTCACCCGGAACCGTTCCAAGTTCAATTGCAAGTGCCATCCGTCCAATCCGATACAATGCATCACCATTTGATTTATTCAACTGTTCTGCCATAAGGATTAAGGTCTGTGACTGTGCAATAATTGCTTCGCTGGAAGTCGGATTTGCATCATTTATCACACCAACATCCGTAACCGCCAATCCCGTTGCAGCTGAATACTGTGTAGCAAGCATCCGGAGCATCTGCACATGTGTTCAATATTTCCCTGTGAAAGTTGCCCGAAATTCGGCTTTTCCCCAGTCTCCGGATTATTGGTACTGTAGAGAATACTTCCAACATACTGTTTGAATTTATTATCAATCAGCATATCATATTGTTCATCTGACACCCCAAGCAGATACTTCTGTGGAGAAGTTGCAAATTCCAGTCCAATCGTTGCATTTGCGACTGTTCTTACATATCCCTGGATTAGTCTGCGGACCGGCTCTTTTAGCCTTGACTGACCAAATGGTTTATCGTTTGTTGCGTCCCAGATCAGAGCCACCATAAGGGGTTCTCCGAAATCATGGGGATTCTGCGTAGCATACCATGTACCTCCAATCCGATCCAGTTCCCAGATGTCTGTGTCTGTATAGAAATTTACATGTTCCGGAGACCATGTAACATCCGACTCGTCTCTTCGCGCATCTTCAAAGGCAAATCCATATCGGATGCGTCCTTCGTGTGCATTCCACGAAGCTGCAGCACAATGCGGAGAGTAAAACCGTACTCTTGCATCATCTTCCTCTCCGGATACCGCCGCAAATGCACAACCGTATTTCAGTTCTTCTTTGACCGCTTTATTGTATTCTGCTATCAAATGATTCCTTTTCATAATCTGATCCATATCTTCTGACTTCGTTCCATTTTCTGTAACAAACCCATCAAACATCGATCTTCCCGCAAGTACATCAACGGTTTTTGCTCCCCAGGCACATCCAATCTCAAGTTTTCCAAGACCTGCTGGCAATGCAATCCCAAGATTCACTTCATTCAGTGTGAACTTTTCCGTTATAATAACGGCGCTTTTTCCTATTTGCACTTCTGTGATAATCATATATGTATTTCAATTCCTGAAGCCACTGTTGTTCTTCCGGTGGTAATCCTTCTACTCTTCCAAAATTTAACTCCATTATCCTATCCTCATCTTTCTGTTCGGATTTCGTTTCGATGTTCTGCATCCCCAAAGTGCAAGTGCTGCTGCTTCGATCGGGATTGAGTTTTCTCCACCAAATCCCCAGCCACCGGAAATCGGTCTTTTTACAGACGTAATTGCTGACTCATTCAGTATTTCTTGGTATTTATACCATGTTACAGTCTGTTCATTGATTTCCTGTGATAGCTGACTCGCCGCTGCTATCACTTCTTTTGCTGCCGGTCGAACAATTGACTGCTTATATTTCCACACCGGTGTTATCTTCTCTATCAGGAAGTCAACTCCATTTCTTCCATCGATCACCACACAGCTTGCCATCTTATATCTCTGATTCAGCCAGTCCGCAAGCCACTGGATTCCTCTATCCGTTGTTTTAAGCTCGATCAGTGAAATTCTCGCTTCCCCTACCTCTGGACAGACAGCTCCGCATAATGCTACCGCCGAACCGTCAAGCGAAAACTTTACACCGTAAGCAGTTTTCCCTTCCGGTTTTTCTTTTTCCGAAGCACATTCTTCCCATTTCTTCTTATCAATTGCATAGTCCTGATCATTGTTGATTGGCGACCACCAGCCGAGACGCTCTCTTGCAAACGTGTCCGCATCCATCTGTTCGCACTCTGCAGCTATGGTTGTTTCTGTCATTCTTCGCCCCAGTGCCGGATTGCAATCCGCCCATCTCTGACGATCAGTAACATCTCCAATCTCTTTCACAGAATATTCTGTCCAGGCTGTGGATTTGCTCTCACCTTCCGTTGCCCGTTTTCTTATCTTCCGGAATACTGTGCCGGTACAATTTTCATCCGGTGGTGTTCCAAGATAAATCGTTTGTGGATTCCTTGACGCTGATATTGCCGGCAAAAAAGATGCCTGCTGCTCGCTTGTCAATTCCTGTGCTTCATCAAACACAAGACAGTCGCCATGCAGTCCTCGACCACCATTCCTCGTTCTGGCAACAAATACTACTCTTCCACCATTTTTTAGAATAATCTGTTCTCTTCCGAGTGCCGCCTTAATTTCTTTTACATACTTACGGAGTCCTCTGCTTTCAAACAGGCCGCGCAATTCCATAAAGGTTTCTGTTGCAGTTTTCTGCAGATGAGCTGTGTATATAACCCATTCTGCATACAGGATCATTCCGGATGCAATCCGCCCGGAAGTATCCAGTGTTTTCCCGTTCTGTCTTGGAACAGATAAGCCACATGTCGGCGCTGACCAAACATCATCCTCTGTACGCCCCATCCAATCATTCAGCACTTCACTCTGCCATGGATCCACAATCAATTTCCCGACCGCAAGCACTTTTACCGCATCGGGGCCATCCGTATAAGCGTAATCCGGAACAATTCTATCGGACGGTGTCTGGCTTCCCATCAGCTTTTCGTGCCGACAGGATTTCTCCGATTTCGTCATCGTCTTTCTCCATTCCTTTTATTTCTTCAATTTCTTTGATTGTTTCTCTGTATTGCCTGGAGAGCTGTGGCATTGTCTTTGGACCATCAACAGCATCTTTCGCGCATATATCAATCTGTTTTGCGAGAATCAGTGCCAAATTTTCCAAGCGTTCCAAGCGGCTTCCCTCGCTTGTTACAGTTGCCATTTTCTTAGCTCTTCCCATCTAAATTCACCTTTCAAAAATTTTCCTGTGTGTAAATCGGCGCTGGACAGCGGTGGTCGCCGCCGCCGCGTGGCGGGGTACCCTCCCCACCCTCTGTTTGCAGTTCTCACCATTCCCCATCTGTAACGTTCATTTTGGGTTTTTGCTGGCTCCTCTGCATTTCATTCAACGTTTTATTGCTTTTCGCTGCGTTGCAACAGTAATGCGCCGGTTGCAGGTTGTTCCAGTCCTGTGCCGCTGCTTCACGTGAGTTATATCCAAACTCACGCCACCTTGACACCGGTTTGATTTCATCTATAACAAAAGACAATGGATGATCGCTGTCGCTTGGTTCATCGTAATGTATCGGACCGAGCCTGCCTCTGCATATTCCACACTCACCGCCTATTGCTTTCAGTCTTGCTCGGTGCTTTCTTCTTAGGTTACCGTTCGCGCTTCTAGGGTTTCCTGCTGCCATATATTTTCACCTTCTGTTCTACGATGGACCATACATGAATCGAACATGTGACATACCGCTTATGAGACGGTCGATCTACCACTGATCTAATGGTCCAATTTTGTGTATTAGAAAAGCACCCCGAAGGATGCTTTTAACTAACATTTATTATGCTTTTTCTTGTATTCCAAAATCTCTTTTCGCTCTTTCTCCCAATCTATCTTTACCAATCTATCAAGTTCCGAATCCGCAATAGAGCTATCTTTATATATCTTTTTCTCATACGCCCAATGTCTTTGCCTTATTTCTCGCAATTCAGGATCTTTGATCCTGCTGATTTCTTCGTTATTCAACGTATCTTTATACTGCTCTTCTTCGTTTAACCATTCTGACATTTTCATCACCCTTTCACCATATTCTATACTTATCATAATATCGTATAGCCTGATAATACGCAACGAAAAAGACGACCTGTCATCAGATCGCCCTTTTACCACACTTACCGTCGGAGAACTTATTGTGAAAATGTCACATCCGAAAAGCTCTTTTCTTTCGCTTCTCGATGTTATCATAATACCACAGATGTTACTGACATTCACTGACATCTTTTTCCGGAAGCCGAAAATTTACCAGTGCCTTCCCGTGAAATCTATAGATCTGCCGTTCTGAAAACTTCATCTTCTCTGCAATCTCCCACCAATCCATCCCTCGAATATACCGGTAAAACAGCACGTCTTTCTCATTTTCGCTCCGCAACCTTTTGATCTGCCGTACAATCTCCTGATATTCCACCATCGTACATATCGTTCTTTTATCAGCTCCGATACCATACGGTCAAGCTCTGCTGCATAACCGGACAGATCTCCCTGACTGCTCCCGTGTGGCATCCCATCATTATTCATCGATGGGGAAATCTTCATAGATCGCAACTCTGCTATTTCCGCATTGATTCTATGTATCCTCCGGACATGGATCCTGTACTGTCTCAGATACTCTTTCTTTTTCTCATTTTCCGTCATTTCTTTTTCTTCGGTCTGCAATGGTATCCACCTCCGCTGTAATGTCATACTTCTTTGCCAGATATTCCGCAACGCTTACGCTCTGGTAAGCCGGTCGCTTAAATCTCTCCAACGCCTTTGCATCATGCCGGCTCTCCAGTTCCTCATACTGCCGCTGTCTATCTCTCCGCTGCTCTTTTCTGCTTCGTTTCTCCTGCAAATTATCACCTTCTATCCCTCATCACTCTAATATAGCCGGAATGCAAACGCCATAAGCACCATGCCGATCCAGTCCATTTCATTGCTATCAGAATGGTTATAGCTGTTATCATCCAGATACAAATCTTTTTTACCGCATACATTGTATATTTATCTTCTTCCATTATCCTTTATACCTTTCCGGGAGCAGCATCCACGCCACAACCTTATACGGTTCTCCCTGTTCATCGAACAGACACCTGTCTGGGAATAATACAGCGTTGTTGCCTTATCAGCTCCCTCGATCGTGACCAGAAACTCCGCTGCATATGCATCCCGGACATAAGCCTCGATAAATTCCCGTTGATCTGGGAGTCTTTCTGTTGTTGGAATCCATCCGTTACTCATTATTCTCTTCCTTTCTTCATGAAATCATGATAAATAATATTATCGGTTTCCTTCGGTTTTGCATCCTCCGATTTATCCCAAATATTCCCGATAACCTTCATCTCACACCATTTTACATAATCTTCCGTTAATGGCATTGAATAGCAAAACGGTTCGCATTTGCTCAGAGCATCCGTCGGAATCGTTTCGTAATGCCATCCAGTAACGTAATCTACTATTTCTTCCGTTTCCATGGAAACAATCCCAAATTTTCCAAATTTAGCTTTTATGAGATCAACCGGATTATCATGGCACATAAGGATATCATTCTCCCAGATCTTCTTTCCATTCTTATCCGTGAGTTCAGTGTACCGGCAGATCGTATCCGAATCAACGAGATAGCTATTCTGTCTGCACGTATCCGCATTTTTGATATCATGCATGAACCATGCACCATATCTTTGAACCACATATCCCTCAACCCATTCTCCGCCGTCTGCTTTCTTCGCTCTAAAAAAGAATCTCTCTATTCATTTCTCCTTCTTCCTTTCTTTCATGTACTTCAAAATTTCTTTTTTCACCATCTTGGCATATTTTGGATACTCACATCCAAACATAGCGCATCCATAAAAAACTGTACCATCGCCCGGATCTTCATGATCTACACTCATTTTGCAAGAAGCACACTCTTCAGGACTATGCTCTCTGCAATAATCTCCCATTGCCAGTAAGAAGTCTTCGATCTTAACTTTCATCCAGTCCACCTCGCTTCACTATTTCAATTGCCATATTTATAGCGTGCTCTTCACTCATATCTCCATCCCAGCACTCATTGAGACATTCGCAATATCCGCAGTACTCACAAGCTCCATCAAGCTTTAGCTGCTCTAAGTTAGAGACAACATTCTCCACGTCAAATGCTGTCGGCTGGTTATCTACCAATTCGCAAAGTGCATTAGCTTTGTTCGGTGGATAATTGTTCAGGATTGCCATTCCTGCTATCTGTTTTTGAAATTCATCCGCATCAATCAGTCTCATCAATTTCACTCCAATCAAATTTACAACCACATTCGCCACAATAGTTGTTTCTGCTTTCCGCATCCGACATTACCTGTTTGCCACACATAGGGCATTCGTAGTCGATATCTCCGTTCAGTTGGTCTAAGATAATCGGCTTTACTGGAATCTGCTTTTCCAACGCAACGAGAGCCATTCGCACAGCTGCATCATGCTTTCTTGCACTGATAGCTGCTTTCGGAACTTCTGTATGTATGTCTTTCTCCAATATCTCCATAGCTTCTTTAATTTCCATCTTTTTCTCCTTTATCTCAACTGATTCTTTTGCATTTCTTCGAAGATTTTCTTGCAACCTTTCTGTTGATCGAGTTCTTTCAGATGCTCAACACGGTTATTCCATATCTCAATAGCTTCCTCTTTGGAATTCGCTCCGTGTACCGCATAGCAATCTTCCTCGGACGTATCTATTGTTGTTCCATGTATTCCATCGTAGTGGCAGTATCTCGGACAGCCAGCCGACCATCCGAAATAAAATCCGTCTACTACATCTCTTGAAAGATATGCTTTCGTTCCACATCTAGGACATGGTTTTAATTCGCTCATATCATTCTCCTTTATAAGGTTCCGGCAACGGCATCCAGGCAACAATTGTTTTTGCCGTGTGTTCATAGATTCCTTGAAAGATTCCATTTCCCCAATATCTCATCTCTGTTACTGTTCCGCTGTAAAAGCATACAATTACATCCGTATTATCCTCCGGCATCTTCTCACTGCATGGAATCCACTGTGTTTCTTTTAGTGCATGTATCCCCATTTCAATGGCTTCTACTGTTTCCTCAGTCCAGCCCCATCCAAGATGTTCCACTAATCTATCTATTGCTTGTTGATTATTCATCTTCAGCCTCCTCTTCTTTTGGAAATTGAAAAATAAAAGTTTCAGAAATTTGATCTCTTACCTTTCCCTCTTTTCGTCTTGTATTTTGCATAAATCTTTTCGCCTCTTCTGCCTTTATATAATTTTCTTATTGCCGATCCAAGTCCATTTTCCATATCCTCGGCAGTCTGCTCCCTTGTATCTTCTGCTTCTCCCAACAATTCAACTGACTCAGATACATAATCAATCAGCTTTTCAATCTCTAAATCTGTGAAATAAATACTCCGTCCCATTTGCTTTACCATCCCATATCATTACGGTATCCAATTGCACTTGATTTACCATGTATGATCTTTTCAGCTCCGATTCATCCAATTGGCGTTTTCAACTGGCTTACTTTTTTCTTTAATTTCCGGTTTTCTTTTAATACTGCCATGAGTTTACAACTATCTTGTTGATCACACTTTGTGTCTTCAGAGTAGTTTTCGCACATCAGGCATACTTCTTTTTCAGTCATTACTACCGCCTTTCTTGTATGGTTTTGGAAGCGACATCCATGCTTTTATATCTTTCCAATCGTTTCCACTTTCCAAGCAATGTCCTACAATATCTATGCAGTTCTCATCGGTCCATACCCTTTTTCCGTCTGTTACTATTATTTCTTCACCATCTTCCGGCATCGGGCAGTCCAGATAATAGACTATATCATCCGGGATTCCTTCCTCTTCCCGTTCAGCATCTAATATCACATGCCATTTCACCGGAATCCATTTCAAGATCATTCCAGTCTCTTCTAAATCCTCATATTCTGCAAGCTTATTACAGCACGCCTGATGTCCATTTTTTCTCAAATCCATTCTTGGTATAGCGTGTCGGTCTTCTCCTTCGCCAATCCATTCTGTCAATCTATTCATTGTTACCCCTTCCTGCGCCATGATTCTACGCCTTCCATTCCTTTTTTGCTGGTCAACTGCTGCCACTCCCAGTTTATATAGCTCCTCACAATCCCTTTCTGGTTTCTGACCTGTATATGATGCGGATAGATTCCAAGAATCGTGACTTTTTCCGTGGCTAGTCTGGTTTTACCTCCCTTCTGGGAGATCCTGCGCCTTAACTGTACTTTGTCTCCAACTTTCATTTTTTTGTTCCTTTCCGTCTTACCTTGCGCATTTTCTTGCTTACCGGATATATGAATGCCCACATATTTCCCTGTTTAGTCGTCTTCCTCTTCATCTTTCTCATCCCTCCCGGTTCTCTAAAAAAGATTCCTTTGCACAGATACGCCGTCTGCTTTGATCAGGATGTATTCTTCACCATCAATCACTCTGGTTGATACCAGATCTGTCCGTTCAGCGTTTACGGTCACATGTGCATCCGGAAGCCCGATTTCGAATTGCTTCGTGTTTATCGTGTTCTCCGAGTCAATCTCGGCACTATTGCAACTTTTGGCGCTTACTGCTGCCGCCTCCGGATCAATCCCGATATTCTTTAAGATATTCTCAATCTCACTCGCTTTCAGTCTTCTATCTTCCGAATCCGATTTAATGTCCTTAATTCTGCCAAGCGAATGATACAGATCTTTCGCCTGTTCCAGGCTCACTTTTCCGTTCACTGCATTTAGGCTTTCCCTGAATGCTATTTTCTGTTCTTCCGGAGTAGACGGTAGTTTACACCATAAGGTCTGTGTGATCAGTCCTTTGTCCGGATCGTTCGGGCGTTTGCTGTAGTACCAGACGTGATTCGGATCACTATGGCGGTCTGTAAATGCCGGATATAAAAATCCCTGCGTTGGCATGCTTACCGTCCAGTCCCTTGTCCGTTCCTGAATGTCTGCCAGATCCGGTGCATAGGATAATCCTGCTGCCGATAATCCTACTGGACACAAACAGTCGATCATATATCGGTAAATCTCTTCACTTTCATCCAGATCCGTTCCGTCTGTGGCAATCTTTGGAATATCATAGATTCCACTGGCGATCAGTATCAGTGTATATGTCTTGTTCGATACATCTATAGACTCTGCAATCTCTTCCAGAAAGATCTGACGCACTTCATCGTCCTTCAGCTCTGTATTTGCAATGGCATTTAAATATCTGGCTCTTTCTTTGTCCAAAAAATCCAACTGGAACATATTTTTTCCCGGCTTTCCAGATAAGACCTTTCCAAAAATGTCCAAATATTTGAACTGCTCTGTTTCCGGAATATTCAAAAATGTCTTGGTAAACTCCAACCGACAGTCCCTGTTATTCTCTACGATATACCCTGTTATCTTGGTGATGTTGCATAATTCTATCCTCATGTTTCTTTTAAGCTCAAACAACTCTTTCTTCATGTCGCTCCTTTCTGGCTGCCGCACCGGGCAGCCATGCACTCTGCGAGATTTCGTGATATATTAACTTCCTGTGGTGCCTATAAATAATTCTTTCCGGCGTTTTTCATCCATTCTTCCCTGGTGTGGGTTCTTTCGTACACTTCCTGGGCTTTCGCCATCAGGATCCGTGCGTTCTTGGCATTGTTATGGACTGCTACCGGTCCGTTTCGGTGATGTTCCAGGCAGAGATTTACTTTTAACCCTTCCGCCTCTGCAAATGCATGGGTGTTACCAAACAAAACATGATGCTCTTCCAGATATGGCTTGTATGTAAAATCTCCATCCAGTAACATGCACAAGTAGCACCGGCGGTCGCCTTTTGGCTGCATGATGCTTTTTTTGTGCTTCTTACGTTTCTTTTTGGTTGGTTTCGGAAACATCATATTCACCAGATAACACCTCCCCGTTTTGATCTACTTTTTCGTTTAAATACAGATACCATTCCTGTGAACTGTGTACTTTTTGGGTTGTCTCTGCAAGGTACAAAGCCGCATGATACAAGGGAATTGTCTGGAGATATTCCCGGCGGGTTAATTTGATTTTGGGAAATGTGGCCAGATATTCTTCTACGGTTATATTTTTCGGGCAGGCATCCGGTTTCCAGTCTTCTACACTTAACTGCTCCATCTTAGGACTCCTTTTTGTATAGCTCATGGTTGCCGTAAACCAGATCTGCCTCTTCTCTTTCATAACTCCAGCCATAACGCATTAAGATTTTGAAGCATTCCTGGTATCTCTTTCCGGCATCCTCTTTGTATTCTCCGGAATACTCTACTAAATCCCCGGTATAATCATCCATCATGTTGTTCATTGCAATCAGGAGCAACACCTGCGTATCCAGTGTTTGTATTTTTTCTTCTGCTTCTTCCTTTTCTTTCTCATCCGCATCATACAGGCTTTTCCCGGTAAAAAATTTTAGAACCATTCCATTTCCTAACCAACAGGACTTCTCCATCATGTTCCGAATCATCTTTTCAATTATTTTCTGGCGTTCCTCATCTTTTAGCAGTTCGATTTTTCCGTCTGCTATTGTCCGGATGAATTCTTTTTTTCTTTCATTCATTTTTTCTGTAAAGCTTTCAACTGCTTTATCTTTTTTCTCCGCCTGTCCCATTCCGTTTCAACCTTTTCTGATTTCGGGGGTTTTTCCACTACATCAATCCCATTCCAACCATCCAGATAATACAGTTCTTTTCCGCGGATATTTATTCTCTTTGGTGGTTCTTTCTCCAGATTGAACGTTTTTACCGCTTTTAGTTCTGTCGTATACTTCTTTTTCTCAATCTCCTTTGGTGCTTTCTTGATTCCTGCTGCCTCCAAGAGTTCGACAATAATCTTTTTATTCTTCTCCCTCTCCCTGTTTTTAATCTCTGCTTCTACTTTCACTGGATCTGCCTGGAGTCCGCTGCATTTTTTAAGATTTGGTTTCTGGTTTCAACATCCTCGATTCTCGACAGTTGGGCAAGGTCTTTTAGATTTAGCTGATATGCCCCGTTCTCATCCGTCTTTTCCTTTCACCAGATCCTGTCAAGCTTTGCAATTTCTAGTCTCCGGTGGACGGTTGTCCTGGAGAATCCGGTCTTCTCTGCAATCTGTTCTTCCGTATCTCCAAGGTCAAGCATTATCTGGAATCCTTCTGCCTGCTCCAATGGTGTCAGATCAATGCGCTGCATATTCTCTTCCAGCATGGTTCCGACCTGGTCTTTATAGCTCATATCCTGCACGATCCGGCATGGATACATAGTTACGCCTGCCATTTTTCCGGCAGCGAACCGGCGGTGCCCGATGATCAGCGTGTATCCTTCATCATGGTGCGCCCGGTTTTCATCCCAGTGCCCCGGAACGACCGTAAGGTTCTGCATAATTCCTTTCTTCTTGATTGACTCACTCAGCTCTGATAAATCACCCAGATCTTTTCGTGGGTTATCCGGATGCTGATGAATCAGCTTGGCGTTGATATTCGTGATTCCACTGGTTGTCATTTCAAATTCCTCTCTTTCTCGGTATTTTCAAGGTTTTCTCCTGTTTTTATCTCATTTTGGACTGTAGTCTATCGGAATACCGTGTATTCTCGGAAAATTCAAGAGTTACACGGTGTTTTTGTGTCTGCTCATACAGTTCCTGCCAGAGCTCTTTGTTCTTGATCTCTTTTCCATGCGTCTGCGCCACTCTTCCCGTTTCCATTTGTCCATATTTCCTTCGTTTATGGTTGTGGCCAGGAACTGATCCGGCGTGTAGACAGTCACTTCGCACGACCGGAGCATTCTCAGACCGACAAGGATCGCGATCATGCTCATTCTGTGGTAGGTCGTATTCTGTTCGGTCTCGATCTGTGCTTTGACCGCCGGTCCTTTCTTAGTCTCGCATTCTACCAGAGCGATGCACTTTCCGTTTTTTGCGGTTGGTCCCCGAAAGTTTACTTCCGTGAACAGTTCTATCTTCATCTTCCGTCCTCCTTATCCGGATCATTTCATAATGCCGATATGGAAATCCGGTTGCTTTGTTGATTCCCTCAAAATAGGTGTCCTTTACTATGTAGTATCCTTTTTTCGGTCTCGGTTCTTTTTGCCACCGGTACAGAATATCCGTCTCCGGTTCCGGAAGCGGCATATTTCTGGATCTTGAAAAACTCGCTTCTTTGATCTTGTGATCCAGAACACCGTCCTCCACATATTTTTTCTGTGTTTTCTCATTTTTTGTGATGTACTGGGCGAGTTTCCGGAACTCTCCTTTTTCGTATAGCAACTGCTTATTCCGAACCTTCCCATGCTTCCAGGCTGCAGCTATGATCAGATCTGTATCCCGGATTCGGTTCAGAACTACATGGACATGCCAGTTTCCAGACGGCGTGCATTCAATATTCCGGAGCCACCGGAGTTCCTCGCCACGTTTCCGGTATTCTTTCTTGCAATATTTATAAAAATCTTCAAAATCTTTTACCGCTTGCTTCATGTCCGCCGGACGTTCTTCTTTCGGATATGTGAGAGTAAAGAAGTAATCATTCACTTTGAAATACATCCGGAGTCTGTGACGTGCTTTCCTCTCTCTGGTCCACTGGTTGACCTGCTCCACTTCCTCCGGTGTGGCTTTCTTCTTTTTGGCTCTCTTCTCTCCCGGTGCTCCATACCTTCCATCCAGATATTCCTGTCTCTCTATTACATTTCCCAAATCGTATGTCACTCGTCTGATTCTCATAGCGTGTCCTCATAACTTTAATAGTCTTATCAAGTTATTAAAAAGGGCAGTCGCCCTGTAAATACTTGACTTTCCAGCCGCTAAAAGGTACACTATAAGTGCTTAGATTATTCGTGTACCTTTATGGTTGCGGCGCTTGCGATATTTCTTTTCGCAAGCGTTTTTTATTCTTCTTTTAAGTACGAAAAATTCATTTTCAGGAATACCATCAAAGCTTCCGCATCATCCGGTGCTTCAATATCTTCTCCGGCTGCAATTGCAAATACAATATCTCCTAAGATTGGCCATCCGTGCCTGTCTGCATCGTAGAAATAGCTTCCCAGACGATTTACTTCTTTCTGTTTCATTATTCCGTCTTCATCCACCAGCATGATCATTGGCATTTTAAACGTCTCATACAGGGTTTTTGTGCTTACAGTTTCAAAATGCCCGCCGACTGCTTTCTGCAGATCGTGGAAATCGTCAAAATCCACATCGATTATCGAAATGATGTTATCCGGTGTTACTTTTACTGTTTTCACTGCTTGTCCTCCAATACTACTGTTTTTCTGCCTGCTTCTTTCAGGCTGTCTACATATTGTTCTAAATATGGGATCGCACTCTGTTTGAAATATTCGGATTCACGATTGACTCTTTCTATTGATTTCAGAGTCTCAATCCATTCATCCAGCTTCTCTACTCTGATCCGCCTTTTACGCTGCTTCTCTTCTGGCATGCTCCCTCGCCTCCCTTATTTTCCTTTTCCGGTACTGCCATTCCCGTATCTGGAAATATTCCAGTGCAAATGCTCCTGTAGAAAACGTTGTGAATCCAAGTGCTGCATATAAATAAAACAGCTCCTGACTTTTCACTGAGCACGCACCAGCATCATCAAGATTCCGGTAATGCTTGCCGTTACGCTGAGTGCCTTTGCGATCTTGTAAAACACCTCTCGTCCCTCCTTCTGCTTGTCCAACTGGTACCGCTTACGCGGTTTTCTCAATGGTATATGTAATTTTCACTTTTTCCTGTTCTTCCAATAAAGAAATCATCACCTGTATGATTTTTTCGATATCGGGTTTCATATTTATCACCTACTTTCTATTGAAGTTTATGCGGTGCTGGTTGTACTTGTTGATCTCTTGCAAACAAATATCTTCCCGAAGAGATCTCTAAATTTAAGCTTTAATCCATTTTTCTACTGTTTTCTGTGTCACTATCTTGATACACTCCATCATTTCCTGTTCGGTTGGTGGAGTGTATCCTCTGTCAACAATAAAATACATCAGTGCCTTCGTTCTTGTTCTTTCTATTCCCTACTTTGCCATAAACAGAATTATGACTACAATGCTGATCAGCAATTCCATTTAATCACCTCTTTTCATATCTTAGACATGCGGTTCTGGTTGTCTCTCTTACTTTGTCCTCGCCTTATTCCTTTAAAAACTTATTTATGAAATATTGCTGACCTTTTCCTGTAACTTTCGTGGTCTTATTGATCCTTACGGATCCATCCGGATTATTTACCGTGGATTCTTTTACCTGGAACAACTGCAATTCCATCGATTTCTGTGTTGGCATGTTATAATCCGTTCCTTTTCTCCGGATCAGATAACCATTTGCACGCAGCCACTCAAAGAGTCTCTTCGGACCAGCATCCACTCCATTCTGCTTCAGGAGCTTTGCAAGATCCGCAATCAGGATTGTGCTCTGACTTGTTGCTACCGCATCCGCGAATACTTCTTTCGGTTTCATCCGGACATTGTCCTCCAGAAGGAGTGCATTGTTGTGCTTCAGCTTTTCGATGGTCTTATCTGCCATCTTTAATGCTCTGGCAAAAACCTGTTCCGGTGTGTTCCAAGCTTTCTCCAGATCTATAAAGTATTGGCGGATCTGTTTGCCTTCTGGTGATCGCTGGAGCATGCAGATTTCTTTTGCCATATCAATTTTCATGGCAAATTCCTCGGAAGGTCTGCCACCGGTACTTTCTTCCATTTTTGGAAAAAAGTCTTTTCCATCTTCAAAACCATATTCACACATGCGCCTGAACCAAGTTGTAAAATTGCTTTTAATGTTTAATCGATCATAAAGCTCTCTGGCTGAAACAGTAGGTTCTTCTGTTTCATAATTTTATTTTTAGCAAATCCTGCATCCTATCACCTCACTCTCTGTTCCTGTGCTTCTG